GGTCAGCGCGGGCGCGAAATTCAGGTAGGTAATGGGGAATAAGAAAACTCTAGAGCCCGCGGCGACGGGTCCGGCCAGCCTGTCGGCGTTCGCGCGCGCCGAGGGCTGGGCGCTGCCATCGGTGCGGCTGGCGATCCGCATGGGCCGCCTGACGTCGGCGTCGGTGCAACGGGATCTGCGCGGTCGCTGGATGATCCTCGACGCGGAGAAGGCGCGGGCGGAGTGGGCGGCGCACACGCGGCCGCGGGTGAAGGCGAACGGCGCTGCGACACCGGCGCCCTCCGACCTGGCCGCCGCGACGCTGCGGGAGCGGCTGGCCCGGGCGGAGGCCTTTGAGCTGCAGACGGCGCGGAAGAAGCGCGAGCTGGTGCCGGCGGCGGAGGTCGAGACGCGATGGGCGGGGATGGTGCTGCAGGCGCGGACGACACTGCTCGGCCTGCCGACGCGGGCCCGGCAGCGGCTGCCGCACCTGGGGGCGGCCGACCTGGTCGTGCTCGAGGGCTTGGTGCGTGAGGTACTCGAGGAGCTTGCGGCGGGGGCGCCGGCGTGAGCACCGTCTCGGTCCTCGAAGAGGTCCAGGCGCGCACGCGCGAGGCCTGGCGGCCGCCGCCGCGCCTGGCGCTGTCCGACTGGGCCGATGACAAGTACCGCCTCCCGGCCGGTGACGCGAACGCGGGACGGTGGCGGACGCTGCCGTATCAGCGCGGGATCCTCGACGCGATCTCCGACCCGTTGATCGAGCGCGTCACCTGGATGAAGAGCGCGCGCGTCGGGTATACCAAGTGCTTCTGCGCCGCGGTGGGCTACTTCATCGAGCACGATCCGTGCCCGATCCTCGTCGTGCAGCCCACGGTCGACGATGCGGAGAAGCACAGCAAGGAGGACTTGGCCCCGATGCTCGCGGAGGTGCCGGCGCTGCAGGGCCTGGTGGCGGAAGCGAAGACGCGGGACAGCGCGAACACGATTCTCTACAAGCAATTTCGCGGGGGCTCGCTGCTGCTGATCGGCGCGAACAGCCCGCGGGGCTTCCGGCGGACCTCGCGGCGGGTGGTGATCTTCGACGAGATCGACGGCTACCCGGCCAGCGCGGGGGCGGAAGGCGACCCGGTCGAGCTCGGCATCCGGCGCACAGAGTATTACTGGAACCGGAAGATCGTCTGCGGGTCGACCCCGCACGTGGCGGGCCGGAGCGCGATCGAGCGGCGCTTCCTCGAGGGCGACCAGCGGCGGTTCTACGTGCCCTGTCCCTCCTGCGGCGAGTTCCAAGTCCTGCGGTTTCCCAATCTCAAGTGGCCACGCGGGGCACCGGAGCGCGCGTACCTCGTGTGCGAAGCGAACGGCTGCGTGATCGAACATGCACAGAAGCGCGACATGCTCGAAGCGGGGGAGTGGCGGGCGGAGAAGCCCGAGCACTTCACCGAGTGGAACCGCCACGCGTCCTTCCACCTGTGGGCTGGCTACTCCTACAGCCCGAACGCGACCTGGGGGCAGCTCGCCGCGGAGTTCGTCAAGGCCGACGCCGGAGGGCCCGAGACGCTGAAAACCTTCGTCAACACCGCGCTCGGTGAAACCTGGCAGGACCGGGGCGAGGCGCCGGACTGGGAGCGGCTCATGCGACGACGCGAGCCCTACGCCATCGGGACGGTGCCGGCCGGCGCGCTCTTCCTGACGGCCGGCGTCGACGTGCAGAAGGACCGCGTCGTGTACGAGGTGGTCGGGTGGGGGCGCGGCCGCACCTCCTGGTCGATCGACTACGGGATCCTGCCGGGCGATACGGCCGACCTCGAGAAGGGCCCGTGGCCCCAGGTGAACGCCCTGCTCGCCCGCCGCTACCCGCACGAGGGTGGCGTCGAGCTGCCGGTGCGCATGCTGGCCGTGGACAGCGGCTATAACACGAGCCAGGTCTACGCCTGGGCGCGACAGCACCCCATGGCGCGCGTGGTCGCGGTCAAGGGCCAGGAGGTCGGCGGCGCCCTCATCGCCCCGCCGACGCCGGTCGACGTGACCGACCGCGGGCGGAAGCTGAAGCGCGGCTACAAGGTCTGGCCGGTCGTCGGCGCGATCGCGAAGAGCGAGCTGTACGGGGCGCTCCGCCTCGAGCTCCCCGTCGACGGGGGCCCGCCGCCGCCCGGCTTCTGCCACTTCCCCGAGTACGGGGAGGGCTACTTCCGCGAATTGACGGCGGAGCAGATTGTGCCGCGCAAGTCGGCGCGTGGCTTCGTGGTGCTGCGGTGGGAGCTGATCCCGGGGCGCGAGAACCACGCGCTGGACGCGCGCGTGTACGCGCGGGCGGCGGCGGCCGTGGTGGGCCTCGATCGCTTCCGCGACTCGGACTGGCAGGCACTGGAAACGGCGGTCGGGACCGAGGCCGCGCCGGCGCTGGCCGCGACACCGGCAGCGGCCCCCCAGGCGGCGCCGAGCCCGCCATCCCGGCCAGCGCCGCCGCCGCGCGCGCCCTGGCTGCAGCCGCGGCGGGGGTGGCTCCGGTGAGCGGCGTGCACTGCCTGACATGCCAATGCACGGTCGCGACCGCCTGGCAGCGCTACTCCGCGCGAAGCTACACCTACCAGCGCTGCGCATGCGGGGCGGAGACGGAGCGCCCGGGGCCCGAGGCGTGGTGGTGGCGGTTCAAGGCGACGGGGACCCGGCCGGGCCGGCCCGGCCGGGTGACGGAGGCGAAGTGCCGGGTCTGCGCCCGAGACGCTGGCCTGGCGGCAGTTTGTCATTGAAAAAACAGAATCGGTGATGCGCACGATACAGGCCAGCCATGCCGACCTGGACCCAGGCCGAGATCGACACGCTCAAGGCGGCGATCGCCTCCGGCGTGCAGACCGTGGCCTATGCCGACCGCACGGTGACCTACCAGAGCCTCGAGGAGATGCGCGCCCTGCTGGCCAGCATGGAGCAGATCGTCAGCGGCGCACAGACGACCCGGTATGCCGCGCACGACAAGGGGGTGTAGCCATGGCCGATGCACCGATGCCCGTCGCCGACGACGCCCGCCCCCGGATCCACGTCACCCCCGGGGCGGGGGAGTTCTCGCACCAGCCCGAGGGCGCGGATGATCCCTGCGTGACGCCGCGTGCTGCGGCGGTGTGCGCGTGCGGCGCCTACGACCTCGCCTGGGCGCCGTAGCGTGCACTGGGTCGATCGGCTGACGGAAGCGGTCGCGCCGCGGTGGACGCTCCGTCGGATGCGGGCGCGCGCCGCCGTCGAGCTCGTGGCGCGCCACTACGAGGCGGCTGCGGCGGGCCGGCGCACGCAGGGGTGGAACCGGAGCAGTGTCGATGCCAACGCGGCGAGCGCGCAGGGCCTGGCCAATCTGCGGAGCGTGGCCCGCGACTTGGTCCGGAACAATGCCTATGCGAAGCGGGCGCTGCGGACGATCGTCGAGCACACCGTCGGGTGGGGGATCGCCGCCATGCTGCCGCGGACGATCCCGAATCGTACGCGCGCGCTCGAGGCGTGGGCGGCCTGGGCCGGCACCCCGGCGTGTGACGCCGAGGGTCGCCAGGACTTCGCGGGCCTGCAGAAGCAGGTCATGCGCACCGTGGCCGAGTCGGGCGAGGCCCTAGTCCGCCGGCGGTGGCGCCGGCTCGAGGACGGACTGCCGATCCCAATGCAGCTGCAGATCCTCGAGCCCGACTACCTCGACACGACGCTTGACGGGGTTGGCCTGCCCGGAGGGGCCCGGATCATCCAGGGGGTCGAGTTCGACGCGATCGGGCGGCGCGTCGCCTATCGCCTCTTCCGCGAGCACCCGGGTGCACAGTTCACGAACGCGCGCGGTTACGGGGTGTCGGATCGCATCCCGGCTTCGGAGATCCTGCACGTGTACGAGCCAGGGCGCGCTGGGCAGGTGCGCGGCGTGCCGTGGTTCGCGGCGGTGACGCTGCGCATGAAGGACTTCGACGAGTACGAGGACGCGGCCCTCATGAAGCAGAAGATCGCCGCGTGCTTGGCGGTCATGACCACCGACATTGATGGGTCCGCGCCGGCGCTCGGCACCACCGCGAGCGAGCAGCCGGAGGTCGACACGCTCGGGCCCGGCATGATCCTGAACCTGCCACCGGGGCGCAGCGTGTCGGTCGTGGATCCGCCGACCGTGTCGGAGCACGCGCCCTATGCGCAGACGCAGCTCCGCGCGATCGCCTCCGGCATCGGCGTGACCTACGAGGACCTGACGGGCGACTACATGAACCTGCCCTTCTCCGCGGCGCGCATGTCGCGCATCCGGCACTGGGCCGACGTCGACGGGTGGCGGTGGGGGATGCTGATCCCGCAGTTCTGCGCGCCCGCCTGGGCCTGGGCGATGCAGGCGGCGGCGATCGTGGGGCAGGTCCAGGACGCGCCGGCAGCGCGCTGGACGCCGCCCCCCATGCCGATGATCGAGCCCGACAAGGAAGGCATCGCCTATCAGCGGCTGATCCGCATCGGTGGCATGACATGGGCCGAGATGGTGCGTGAGCGCGGCTATGACCCCGATGAGGTCCTCGACGAGATCGAGGAATGGAACAAGAAGTTCGACGCCAAGGGCGTGATCCTCGACAGTGATCCGCGCCACATGTCGCAGCAGGGGCAGCCGACGACGCTGCAGCAGCCCAAGAACGCGCCAGCTGAGATGGATGACGCTGATCGCCTCCTGCTGAACGGCAACGGCCACCGGTGAGCCGAAGGAGCGCCGCCATGATCCGAGACCTGCAGGACCGTCAGGCGGGCGGCGCGACCGCGGCGTGTCCACCCGCTACCCCCACACCAGCGAAGACGCTCGAGGACCTCCTGGCTGGGGCGCGCGCCGTGCGTCCCCCGCGGGGCACGTGCTGCGGGCACTGCTTCGGTGACGGCCGCGACGCCGCCATTGCCGCAATCGAAGGCGACCTCCTGGCCAGATGATTGACGCCCAGCTCGAGGACCGTCGCGCCACCCTGGCCGACGATCCCGCGCTGACCCGCAAGCAGGCCGCCATCCTCGCCGAGATCGTCCGCTTCCGCCAGACCACGGGGGAGAATTGCCGTGCGGCCTACCTGGCGCGGCGCTTTTCCCTGAGCCGAGCCGGCATGCAGGCGCACATCGACGCGCTGTGTCGCAAGGGCTGGCTTCGCTCGCAAGATTCACCACTTCGGCTGCGCCAGTCCTCCTGAAACCGTACCCGTAATTTTTTGACGGCTATGCAGCCGGCGCGCCCGCCGTGCAGCATGGCCCGCATGAAGCGCCGCGCGCCCGCCGCCCCGCCGACGACCCAGGTGGAGCTGGCCGCGCTTGAGTTCCGCGCCGAAGTCGCACCCGACAGCATCGACCGCGAGGCCCGGACCGTCGACGTCGTGTTCTCGGTGGGCGCGCCCGTGATGCGCTACGACTGGCTGCGCGATGAGCGGTATATCGAGACGCTGTCGCTGGATGAGAAGCACGTGCGCATCGACCGCCTCAACAACGGCGCGCCCGTCCTCGACTCGCACATGTCCCTCGCGTTGCGCAACGTGATCGGCGTCGTCGAGCCCAAGAGCGCGACGGTGAATGGCAAGCGCGGTGAGGCGACCGTGCGCTTCTCGAAGCGCGCCGACGTGGAGCCTGTGTGGCAGGACGTTCAGGACCGGATCATCCGCAATCTCAGCGTGGGCTATCGCGTCTACACGTACGAGCAGACGACCGGCGGGCCTGGCGGCGTGCCGCGGCGCCACGCGATCGACTGGGAGCCCTACGAGATCTCTGCGGTGCCGATGGGCGCCGACGACGGCGCCAAGATTCGCGCCGCCGGCGAGAAGACCCCGACCAACCCGTGCGTGATCGTCACGCGCGACGCGAAGGAGACACCCATGAGCCGTCGTGCCCCCGCTGCCGTCCCCGCCACCGAGCCCGCCGAGGTCGTCGACCTCGATGAGCGCGCCGATCTCCTCGACCCCGGAGCTCCGGCGCCCGCTGCGCCGCCCGCACCGCCGAGCGCCGAGGAGGTCGCCGACGCCGAGCGCGAGCGCGGCGTCGAGCAGGAGCGCGACCGCGTCCAGTCGATCATGCAGGCCTGCCGCAACGCGAACATGCCGGTGGCGTTCATGCAGGCCCTGATCGAGGAGCGGGTGCCGAAGGTTGACGCGCTCGAGCGGGTGCTGGAGCGGGTCCGCGAGCGCGCCGGCGACGAGCGCGGTCCGCGCATCGTCATGGTGCCCGGCGTGGATCCGCAAGACGCGGTCCTGCGGGGCCTCGAGAATGCGCTGCTGCATCGGTGCGCGCCGAGCCTCTTCAAGCTGGACGACAGCGGCCGGAACTACCGCGGCCTGTCCCTGATCGAGTCCGCGAAGATCTGCCTGCAGGCTCGCGGGGTCCGGACCACCGGCCTGTCGAAGATGGAGATCGCGGGCCTGGCGCTCGGCCTGAACCAGCGGGCCGGCCTGCACACGACATCCGACTACGCGAACCTCTTGGCCGACGTCGCGAACAAGACGCTGCGGGCGGCCTACATGGAAGCCCCGCAAACCTTCGGCCCGATCGTGCGGCGGACGACAATTCCCGACTTCAAGCCGGTGAAGCGGAACCAGCTCGGTGAGGCGCCGACGCTCTCCGCGGTGAACCAGCATGGGGAGTTCACCAGCGGGACGATCGGCGAAGCCAAGGAGCAGTACCAGCTCGCCACTTACGGGCGCGTGTTCGGCATCACCCGCCAGGCCCTCGTGAACGACGACACCGACGCCTTCTCGCGCGTCGCCCTCCTCTTCGGACGGTCAGCCCGGCACCTCGAGTCCGACCTGGTGTGGGCGCAGATCACCAGCAACCCGACCATGGGCGATGGCGTCGCGCTCTTCCACGCCAACCATGGCAACCTCTCGGGCACCTCCGACGCGATCGCCATCGCGCCGATCGGGGCCGCACGGGCCGCGATGCGCCAGCAGAAGGGCGTCGACGCGGTGCAGTTCTTGAACCTCGTGCCGCGCCTCCTGATTGTGCCGACCGGCAAGGAGACGATCGCCGACCAGTTCGTGAGCACGAACCTGCTCGCGAGCCAGTCGTCCAACGTCAACCCCTTCGGCGGCCGGCTGACGGTGGTCGCGGAGCCTCGCCTCGATGTCGCCTCGGCCGTCTCCTGGTACTTGGCAGCCTCGGCCGACCAGATCGACCTGGTCGAGCTCGCGATGCTTGAGGGGGTGGATGGGCCGGTGGTCGAGACGCAGGTCGGCTTCAAGGTCGACGGCATCGAGGTGAAGTGCCGGCACGACGTCGGCGCGAAGGTGATCGACTGGCGCGGCTTCTACAAGAACCCCGGCGCCTAGCGCCGACGACCTGCTCGGGGTCACCCCGGGCCATGACAAGGAGGCAGCGCGATGAAGGGCTATGTGCAGCCGGGCGAGATCCTCGAGTTCATCGCGCCCACCGGCGGGGTGACCGCCGGTGTCGGCGTGAAGATCGGCGACGTGCTGGTGATCGCGACGGAGACGGTCGCGCAGACCCTGCCCTTCCGGGGGCTCCGGCTCGGCGTCGTGGAGCACGCGAAGCTCAGCGCTCAAGCATGGACCGAGGGGCAACAGGTCAACTGGGACGACACGAACAAGCGGTTCACCACCGTGACGACCGGCAATTTCAAGGCAGGGGTGGCGGCGAGGGTGGCGGTCAACCCCTCCGCGACGGGGTTCGTCGTCCTGCACGGTGTGAACCTCGGCGCCGCGCTCGCGTAGCGCTTCGGCCAGGGGCTCGCCATGACGGACGCCCGGCCGAGCCTCGACGTGCTCTTTCAGCACTTCGGCGTCCCGGCGACCGTGGCCCTGCCCACCTTCGCCGAGTTCGCCCAGGGGCCGGAGTCGGCGGCCATCACCGTGGTGATGCAGCCGCCGCCTCCGATGCCGGTCCCTGAGCAGCTCGACCCCTCGATCTTCCGGCGGTGGGACAAGCTGATCTGCTTCAGGCGCGCCGACGCCCCCCTGCTGCGCAAGGGCGCGGTGGTGCGCGCGCCCGAGGTGGCCGGCGGGCCGATTGACCGGTGGGTGGTGGACGTGGTCACCGAGGTAGACGGCGACGAGGTGCGCGCGATGGTCTACAAGGAGCCCGTCTAGTGCCCGTCGGCTTCACCATCAAGCTTGACGACCGTGCCCTGACGCTGGCCCTGGCCAATGTCAAGAACGGCGTGCCGCGCGCGGTCACGCGCGCGATCAACCGCACGCTCACGACGGTCCGCGCGGCGGCCGCGCGCGAGGTCGCCGAGGACATTGGCGTGCCCGTGCGCCAGGTCACCGAGCGGATGGACATCACGAAGGCGACCTTCAACCGTCTGGCCGGGCGCATCCGGATCAGTGGGACCCGGATCCCGCTCGTCGAGCTGCGCCCAGCCGGGCCGGAGCCCTCGCGCGGCAAGGGCCGCGGCGTGAGCTACTCACTCGGCGGGCAGCGGCGGCGGATCCATCAGGCGTTCCTCGCCACCATGCGTAGCGGGCACCGCGGCGTCTTCCGTCGGGAGCCAGGCGCCGGCCGCCTGCCGATCATCGAGCTCCGTGGGCCGTCGATCCCCAGGGTGGCCGGCAAGAAGGCGATTCGCGACGCGATGCACACGCTCGGCCTGGCCACGCTCGAGAAGAACCTGCAGCACGAGGTGGCCTTCCTGCGCCGCGGCGTCGCGGCGGGCGGGGACAGCTAGCCGTGGCCGACCCCAAGGGTTTGCAGATCCTCGTGCGTGTCAGCGAGATCCTCGCCGGGATGGTGGGCGTGCGCCCCTGGGGCGGGAACTACCCCGTAGACCCGCCGCTCGTCGAGATGGGCCATACGGCCCCGCGCACGCTGAAGTCCTTCCTGCGGATCCGCCTCCGCGAGGCCAGCGGCTCGCGCTCGAGCATCACGTCGATCAATCAGTCGATGAATGTCGAGCAGCTCCTGCGCGTGCGGATCGACGCGACCTTTCCGTTTGACGAAGGGGGCCTCCGCACGCCGCAGGAGTGGGCGCAGCTCGTCAAGGACGATCTCCTGACCACGGTGACCAAGAACCTCGGCCTGGTCGGGGCTGGCGGCGAGCGCCTGTGCTCCGGGTGGGAGAACCCCATCGAGTGGGTGACCAATGACGGCGACGAGGCCGGGGACTTTGCGCAGCAGATCACGCTGACCATGCTCGTCACGTACCGCTACCGCGACACCAAGGAGGTGGCCTAGCCATGCCCGAATTTGCTGCAGCCGTCGCGATCACGAAGCAAATCGTCATGCGGGAGGAGTCGACGTCGGGCACCGACCCGATGGCGGGCACCTACCTGGCCGCGGACATCATCGAAGCGGACGCCGCCTCGATCCGCGAGACGAACGACCCGAACGAGATCCGGAACCTGATCACGAAGGGCAACCTCGGCAACGCGCCGGCGCTCAAGGGCCCGCGCGTGACCCGGATCGACTTCCGGATGCCGATCCGGGGCCTGGTCGGCGCGGCCGAGTACGACGATACTCCAGAGGTAGTACCCACCGCGGACCGTCCGCTTCAGGGGTGCCGCCTGGGGCGCACCTTCACGAACCCCGGGGTCGCTAACAGCTCGGTCCTCTACAAGCCGACGAGCGCGGGCAAGACGTACACGATCTATGTGCCCGTGCTCATCACCGGTTCGACGGCACAGATCCGGAAATATACGGGGTGCCAGGGCAACGTGCGCTCGATGGGCGTCGCCGGGGAGGGGGCCTTTCACGAGTTCAGCTTCATCGGGAGCTTTCTCGAGGAGGTCGACGGGACCTTCGTCGCCGGCACGCTGGTCAACACGCCGGAGTTTCCGACGGTGGTCGACGCCGACTTCCAGATCGGCAGCACGAACTACGCGCCGAGGATCAAGACGTTTACCTTTGACGCGGGCCAGCGGATCGCCCGACTCCCCTCGATCAACGCGGCGACCGGCGTCTCGGGCTTCAAGGTGGTCGATCGGAACCCGCGGCTGGTGATCGACCCCGAGATCGACACCGAGGCCAACTCCGGCTGGTTCGCCGCCTTCCGTGACGGCGTTCCGCTCAAGGACTGCACGTGGAAGGTCGGCAAGGATGGGGCCGCGGGCCACGCCAACCGGCTGCAGTTCCAGTTCGCCTCCGACGGCACGACCGCGAACCTGCAGGTCGTCGACTACCAGCGCGAGGAGCGGGACGACGTCGTGTGCGCGCGCATCACCCTGACGCCGCTGATCGCGGCCGGGAACGATGACTGGGGCTATCTCTATAACTAGGCCGCTCGACTAGGAGGCTGTATGCCGCGACGTGCGACGGAATCCGAGATCATCGCCGCCGGAGAGATGGACCTCGAGGACCCCGGCCTTGTGTCCAAGGACGGCGAGCCGATGTCGATTCGCGTTCGCAAGGTCGACGCCGGCGAGCGCGAATCGCTCATGCCACCGGTGCCTGCCCATATCTACGACGAGCTGCCAGAGGATGACGAGAAGCGGCAGAAGGCCCTGATCGAGCGGCGGCAGGCGTGGCTCGCCGGCCTGTCGAAGGAGGAGATCGAGGCGCGCACGGAGGAGGCGGGCCGCTTTCACTATCGGCTCGTCGCGCGGGCCGCGGTCGATCCCATCCTGACGGAGCACGCCGCGAGCCGGCTCGGCGACGCCGCCGTGCGCCTCTCCACGAAGATCACCGCATTCTCGCGGAACGAGCTGGCCCGCGTCGGCGTCGAGCCCCCCACGGATCAGGCCCCGCCCGGTCCCTAGATGGCGCCCGACCTGATTCTGATCGCCACGGTCAACGGCGAGCCGCTCGAGTTCATCGCGCGCGACGTGCCGGCCGGGGTCTTCTTCTTCGGGTTCCAGGACTCGTTTCCCGGCACCGAGTGCTACGCCAAGCTGGGGGCCACGCAGCAGCGCGACATCATCGCGGGCTTTCACGCCTGGGGGCGTGGCCTCCTCTGTCGCGCGATGGTGGACCCGCGGCTGACCCCTGAGGGCGTGCAGCGCCTGGGAAGTGCCAGCGACGAGCTGGCCCTCGGCTACATGTGGGGGGTCGGTTATCAGCAGCCAACCGCTCAGGAGCGCGAGCGCATGGCCCCGCCGCGCCGGTCGAGCGAGCGCCACGGGGTCCACCGGCGGTGGACGGACGATTATGAGGCGCTCATGACCGTGCCGTCGCCGAACATCCGGGGGCTGGTCAAGGAGATCTCCCACCGCGCCCGGACCGCTCCGGCTGCGGTCTGGAGGTGGCCGATCTCGACGTGGCTCTGGACCTGGCGGGTCATCGTGCAGGATGACCTGAAGCGGCGCGCCGGCAAGGCTAGTCGCCGGTCGGGGCTCCTGCCGCAGAGCGACATCATGGACCGCGTCGGGCGGGAAGCCTGAGATGGCGCAGGAAGCCCTCGACTTCATCATCTCCGCGCGGGACGAAGCGACCCGTGTGCTGCAGGGTGTCGGGCAGCAGCTCGAGATGTTCGGCCAGGCCGCGACCCGCGGCACCGAGCAGATCAACCGACAGCTCGCGACGACCACCCGCACCGTCACCGCGTTCGACAATGCGATGGCGCAGAGCGCCCGGGGGGTGCGGGCCCTCGCCCTGCCGCTGATCTCAGAGCTGTCGCCCGCGCTCGGGCGGACCAGCGGCGAGATGGTCCGAGTCCTCACTGGCGCGGCTGCCCTTGGGACGGGGTTCGGGGCGCTCACCTTGGCGGTGGCTGGCACCGCCGGCGTGCTCGCGGGGGAGTGGATCTCCGCGAGCCGGCGGGCCCAGGAGGCCCAGCTCGACTTCCGGCGCGCGCTGCAGTCGCCCGAGATCGGGGACGTGACGAGCAAACTCGCGACCCAGTCCAAGGAACTGCGCGACCTGCGCGACCGCCTCCGCGAGGTGAACCAGGAGATCACCGCGATCGACCCGCGGAAGGTCGAGCAGCTGCGCGGGCCCTTCTCGCCCGGGGCCCGCCGGGCGCAGCTCGAGCGTGACAAGGCGGTGATCGAGGGGCAGATCAGCCAGCTCCGCGAGCGCGAGGCGGCCGACCTCACCGGGGCCACGGTCGGCCAGGCCTTCCGCGCGGGGGAGCAGATCGACCGCGACCGCGCCCGCCAGGCGCTCGAGATCCTCGATCGGGTCAACCGCGGCGAGTTCCGCACCCCGCTGATTCAGGACCCGATCGCCCGGGGCGAGGCCGAGCTCCGGGCCAGCCTGGCCCCGCAGATCGAACTCCTGCGGAGCCAGGGCCTGACCGATCAGGCGCGGGTGCTCCAGGCCTTCCCGGGCCTGCTGGCGCGGGATGCGCGGATCTCCCGCTTCCAGCAGGGGGCGCCGGTGAACCCCTTCGAGACGGCGCAGGGCCAGGAGGCCGAGCGACGCGCTCGCGCGCAAGCCCTCGTCGAGGAGGCCGAGGCTTACGAGGCGCGCATCCGCGAGTTCCAGCAGCAGGCGCCCGTCAACCCCTTCGAGACCGCCGCCGGCCAAGCGGCGGAGCGGAAGGCGATCGACCAGGAGCAGCTCCGGCTGATGCAGGAGCAGGAGCAGGTCGCGGGGCGGATCTTCGTCGCCAACGTGCAGATGCTCGACGTGCAGCGGCACGCCTTCGAGATCACAGGGCAGATGACGCCGGAGCTCAACGCCCAGCTCATCCTGCGCGAGCGCGACCTGCTCCTGAGCCAGGAGAAGCTGACCGACCAGGAGAAGGGGCTGATCAACGCGCGGGCCGAGGTGGCGCTGCTCGAGCAGATGGTGCGCCTCGACCCCTTGGCGGGCTTGAGCGCCGGCTTCGCGGAGTCGGCGGCACGGTCGCGCGAGTGGGGGAGCGAGCTTCGGCAGCTCGCGCGCGAAACCGACCGGACGATGTCGCAGACCTTCAGCGACGGCCTCTTCAACCTCTTCACCGGCCGCAAGGGGCAGGATCTCGGCAAGCAGTTTGCGGAGAGCCTGCTCCGGTCGGTGACCGACGTGGTCGGGCGCCAGCTCTCCAGCTCAGTCGGCGGCATCTTCTCGCAGGGCCTCCAGGCGGTCCGAGGCGTTGTCCCGAGCACGGCGGTGGCTGGCGGCGGGGGTGGCTTCGACATCCTGAGCCTGATCGGCGGGAGTGGCGCCGCGCCGACGACCCTGTCGCCGACGGGCCTCCCGGTGGGGCAGCTCGTCATGACGCAGGCTGGCCTCGGTCAGGTCACGCCGACCGGGGCGGTGCAGATCCTTGAGAGCGGGACTGGCTTCGACGTTGACCCGAGTACGCTCATCGGCCTCACGCAGCAAGGCTACAAGCTGGCCACCGGCGGCTCCTCGATCCTCTCCACGCTCGGATCCAACTACGCGCTCGGTGGGGTACAGGGTGCGCTCCTCGGGCTCCCGGCCGGTGCGACGATCACCACGGCCGCAGGGCAAACCATCGTCCTGGGGTCGGAGCTGGCCTCGACCAGCGGCTACGCCCTGGCCGAGCTCGGCGCGGTCGGTGTCGACGCCGCCGCCAGCGGAACGACAAGCGGGCTGGTCGGGACTGGCGGGAGCGTGTTCGCGAGCACGGCGGGGGCGGCGACGGCGGGCGTACTCGCCGCCGTCGCGCTGGGCTTCACGATCTATGGGGGCCTCTCGCAGCAACCCACCGCGACGAACATCGCGATCAATGCGGCCTCCGGTGCGCTCTCGGGCGCCGTGCTGGGCCTGGCGATCGGCACCCTGATCAACCCAGGCCTCGGGACCGTCATCGGTGGTGCCCTCGGTGCGATCATTGGTGGTGCCGCAGCGGGCGCGACCACGGGCCTCAAGGCCGGGCCGCGGCCCTTGAACACGGCGGAGCGGTCCGCCGAGATCGGCCGGCTCGGCGCCGAGAACTTGCAGAGCGCCATCAGCCGCGCGTCCTCGATCGAGGACATGGTCGCGATCTTCAACACGCGCTGGGCGCCGAACGGTGAGGTGCAGATCCTGACGGTCTACCAGGGCACGCTCTACTGGGCCGGCGACCAGGATGATCCCGGCGGGCAGCCGGCGACTCCCGAGCTGATGGTGATCCCCGAGTTTCTCGACGCGCTCGACATCCGCGTCGGCCAGACCGGCGCGCCCGAGACGAACGCCACGCTGGTCACCGCCTTTCGGGCGAAGCGGGACGAGCTGCTCGAGACGCTCTCCGCCATTCCCTTCGGCATCCTCGAGAGCGACCGCGGGGCGGGGGTCACCCGGCGGACGTACCTCCCCTTCCAGAAGATCTACGGCCTCGAGAAGGGTCAGCAGCAGCTCTTCGGGAGCAGCGAGTTCTACCGGCGCGATCTCGGTGGTGAAGATGACACGATCGCCTTCCTGCTCGATCGCCTCCGCGAATACTCGGTGCGGAAGGACGTCGATCTCACCCGCACCGAGTTCCTCTTCCGATGACGCAGATCCACGGCATCATTCGCCCGACGTCGCTCTACCCGCGCCTGCGGTATGGGACGCCGACGGTCACGCTGGACCTGCTCGAGGGCCTCGCCGACTGGTTGCCGTCGAGCCAGGGCCTGCGGGGGGCGAACCTCGTCGCGACCGGGGAGATCGAGTATCTCTTCGGGCGGCTGGAGGAGGCCTGCTCGCTCACCGTGGCGTGCCTGGCCTCGCAGTACGCCCAGCTCCGCCGGGCGATCGAGCAGAGCCTGGTGACGGGGGAGCAGTTCGAGGCGTGGGTCGATCGGTATACGGGTGCCTGCTGGATGTTCGCCGAGAGCCTCGTCGATCAGAATGGCCTGGCCCTGACGCTGAACACGGGGACCGAGACGTACGTTGACATCGGCGAGACGCATGGTCGCGGCCTCTCGCTCAGCGCCAGCCAGCGGCTTTCGGTGGCGACGGCCCAGGCCAGCGCCGTGACGAAGACGGGCTTCGACGACCCCCTGAGCAAGTCCGAGGGGGTGGTAGTCCTCGATGTCCGCCCGACCTGGGCCGCGAATGACAACACGCAGCGCTACCTGATCGACACCACGGGCACCACGTCGAACCGGCTGCGGCTTTACAAGACGTCGGGGAACGTGCTCCGCTTCGAGATCCTCGACGCCGCGGCCGGCTCGAAGATCATCTCGGGCTCGCCGACCTGGAGCGCGAATGCGCGCGTGGAGATCATCGCGCGCTGGACCACGGCGGGCGCCCTGCAACTCTGGTACGCGGTCGACGGGGGGGCGATGGTCGAGCTCACCACGGCGAGCGGGGCAGGGACGGGCATCATCGGCACGCTGGGCGCCACGCTCTATGTCGGCTCCGAGAACGATGGGACCGACTTCGCGCCGGGGGTCTATCAGGGGCTGACGTGGTTCACGCGCGCCTTCACCGCTCCCGATCGCAGCCTTCGGCTCTGGAAGCCGGTCTGGCGGAATTACTTCCCCTACGCCGAGCTGACGGGCACGGGCTGGCAGCCGCAGCGGGTGCTGTTGGACCCGCTGGTCTGGACCTACCCGCTCGTGCTACGCGCGGGCGTCGCGCACGCCGCGTAACCCATGCGCGCAGAAACCGAGGCGTATCGGACCGAGCGAAAAAAGTGGGCGACGCAGCCCCGCCTCTTCCTGCGCGTCTATCACGTCCCCGCCTATGACTCGACGCAGGAGTGGCCCTTCGCCCGCGACTACGCCAGCGGCCCCGTCTTGAATGTCGCGACGGAGAAGATCCAGTGCATCCGGCGCGCGAGCGGCAACCCCCAGCGGGTGGATCCGATCGCGGGGACGTCCGACATCGGCTCGCTCAGTGTGGAGCTCGTCGACCTGGCCGGGGAGATCACGCGGCAGATCGCGGATCCCGCGCTGCCGCTGGCCGCCAGCCTGGGGGGGCCCTTCCCGAGCTATCTGGCCTCGGGGCCCTTCACGGCCGGCACGGGAGCGATCACGCCGCCCCTGCCCGCCGACACGATCGCGGGCGACGTCGCGCTCCTGGTCGTCCAGAGCGAGAACCAGACCATCTCCCTGACGACGGCCAACGGGTTCGCCGAGGTCGGAGCCCAGGCCAACAAGGCCGCGGGGACGGCCGGTGTCAATCCCGCGACCCGGCTCGCGACCTACTGGAAGCGTCTGGTTGGCGGTGATCTTCCGCCCGTGGTCGCGGACTCCGGGGACCACACCGCGGCGCAGATCCATGTCTTCCGGGGCTGCAGCGCCTCGGGCAACCCGTGGGACGTCTTCGCGGAAGGGAACGACTCCGCCGCGAATGACACCACGGGCTCGATCCCAGGGGCCACGAGCACCGTCGCCAACTGCCTCGTGGTCCTGCTCTGCGCGACGAGCTTCGATGGAACGAGCACCGCCGAGTTCTCGGGGTGGACCAACGCGGGGCTGACCAACCTGCTCGAGCGCCAGGACAATTGCGACACCGCGGGGCTCGGCGGCGGGCACGGCATGGCGACCGGGGAGCGCGCGGTCGCCGGGGCCTACGGGGCCACCACTGTGACGCTGGCGAATACGAGTTTCAAGGGCACCATGTCGATCGCCCTGAAGCCGGAGATCACCCTGAAGGCCCTCGGGGACGGCACGGGCTATCCGAAGAAGGGCACGGTCACGGTCGACGGCGAGGACATCACCTATACCGGCTACACGGTGGCCAGCGACGAGACGACCTTCAGCGGGATCACACGGGCCGCGCGCGGGACCGCGGAGGCCGCCCACGTGGCGGGGGCGCTGGTGCACAACGGTGAGCAGCTCGGGAAAAGCCAGCGCATGACCCTCTTCCTCGGCTATGCCCCGATGGACGAGGACGAGTACGGCCCGGGCCCGGGATACGTGAAGCTCTCGGTGGAGTCCTTCGAGTCGCAGAACGCTGGGCAGACGTGGATCATCCGGGCGGCGGACATCCAGCGGTTCATGAAGCAGGAGGTCTTCACCTCGGCCGTTCCCGACGCGCCCGCCGCGATCGGCCCGGATCACCCGCTGACCATCGCGCTGAAGGTGATGCTCTCCACCGGCTCGGGGGTCAACGGAGCCTACGACGTGCTGCCGGCCTCGATGGGGGCCGCGGTGCCCCCGACGCTGGTCGCGACCGAGATCCTCGAGCTGCTGCGGGACAGCCTCTTTCCGGGCCTGGAGATGGAGTTCGCCGACGTCGAGGCCACGGATAGCAAGGCGTTCATCGAGGAGCAGATCTTCCGGCCGCTCAATCTCGTGCCGCATGTGACGCAGCGCGGCCGCTATAGCGCCCGGGCCTTGCGGCAGCCGACCTTCGCGCGGTCGGCCGTCGGAGTTCGCGGGCTCGTGGTGGGGGCCTAGCGCCATGCAGAAGCTCGCCATGGCCGTCATTGACGCCAAGGGCGCCCCGATGACGGGCGTCACGGTGACCGTCAAGGATGCGGGCACCGCGAACAACGCGAGCATCTTCTCGGACAACGGCAGCACCGCGAAGGCCAACCCCTTCCTCAATGACGCCAACGGGTCCTACGAGTTCTATGCGGCGAACGGCCGCTACGACATCCAGCTGGTGAAGACCGGCGTCACCTTCGTCGCGGCCGACACCTCAGACATCGCGCTCTATGACCCGGCCGATGCCGCGGCCGCCTTCGGGGCCCCGGTCTATACGGATGAGCTGACCGGGCTCGGCCTGGCGAACGGGACCGACGCCACGAACGACATCAACATCGGGGTGGGGGCGGCGGCCTCCGACGACGCGACGATCACCAGCCGGGTGCTCATGACGGTGACCTCGGTGCTGACGAAGCAGCTCGATGCCACCTGGGCGGCGGGGAACAACGCCGGCGGGCGTGTGTCCGGCCAGAGTCTCGCCGATGGGACGTGGCACGTGTTCCTGTTCCGGCGCTCCGGCGGGCAGGACGACGTGTGCTTCTCGAACACGCTCTCCTTCACGCTGCCGGACAGTGGGACGAAGCGGCGGCGGATCGGGTCAATCGTGCGCGCCAGCGGCGCGATCCTTGGATTCCAGCAGGACGGGGATCTGTTCCGGTGGACGACCAAGCCTGCCCTCGACTTCAACACGACCAGCGGCACCAGCGCAAACACGGTCACGCTCACGGTGCCCCTCGGGATCGTGGTCTGGGCCCTTGGCGCGTACTTCCAGTCGGCGATCTCGATGCAGTACTTCAGTGCGCTCGACGAGACTGACGAGGCGCCTTCCAGTACCGCCGTCCCGCTCGGCCAGGGCACCACGAGCGGCGTCGTCGGGCAGCTGTTCGGGCCGCTGAAGACGAATACCTCCGGGCAAATCCGGATGCGGTCGTCGGTCAGCGTGACGATCCGCATCTCCACCCACGGCTGGCTTGACCGCCGCGGGCGCGGGTAGGCCATGCCCTTCTGCGTGTTCGACAAGACGACGCGGGTTTTCCTCGGCGGTATCCAGTGGACCCCGCCCGCCTTCGACGCCGCCACGCAGGTCCTCGTCGAGCTGCCCGCCTACCCGAGCGAGACGGAGCGCTGGGATGGGGCCACCGGCGTCCGCCCGGCCACGCCGCAGGAGCTCGCCGCGTCGCTCGCCGCCGCCCGAGATCTCGAGGCGACGAAGATCGACCTCTGGTTGCGGTCCGCCCTCCGCGTGCTCGCCCCGCTCTTGCCGGTGCCGATGCAGCCCCAGGACCTCATCCAGGCGGTGCGGGAGGAGTACCGCCGCCAGCTCGACCAGGGGGCCTGATGGGCGCCGCCGGTCGGACGACCATTGCCTTCGAGGACCTCTACACCATCGACGAGCACGACGTCCTGGTCGATCCACAGACCGGGCTCCCTCAGGCCGTCTGGAGCAAGGACAACACGATTCGCAACAAGGTGGACATCTTCTACAACTACAACGATCCGGCGCTCAGGCCCGAGGACTTCGGCACCCGCCAGGTGTGGACGGCCGATGCCAGCGTGACGCGGCATGGTCCGCAGCCGGCGATCAGGATGGAGTGCCGCGGGATCCGCACCGACCTGGGCGGCCAGGCCCTGATGGACGGGCTCGCGCTCAACTTCCTGCAGCGGTGGGGCTATACGCCGCCCATGCTGCGGCTCGCGGTGACGTTCCGGCGGCATCTCTTCGAGATCCTCGACTCGGTCCGCCTGACCCATCCGCTGATCAAGAATCCGATGACCGGGCGGCTGGGCCTGGATCGTGAGCAATTCGAGGTGCTCGAGGTGACGCCCGCCTGGCTGACCGAGGGGAAGCTGATTCTCCTCCTGCTCTGGACGGGGGCCGTCGAGACGTCCGCGGCGCCGACCAGCGGCGGGGTACTCAATCTCGTGCCCGGCCTCGGTGCGACCGACGAGACCGACGTGCCGGTGCCGCTCGCCGGCTCGGCGACGGTCACGACGGCGGCGAATACGCGCCGCCTCACGCTGGGCCTCAAGCAGCGCGCCTATCGGGCGTGGGAATGTGTGTTCAACGCGCAGACGCTGGGCAACTGGGACCTCGATCCCAAGACCCCCGACACGTGCCAGGCGACGGGGCTGAGCTATGTGAGCCGCGCCTACACCAGTCAAGTCACCTACAAGATCGAGTACAAGACCTCGGGCGCCCCGGACTCCCCGGGCAGCGGCAGCGACCCGACGACGGGATGGGTCACCCTGAAAGCGTCGAGCACGCGCGGCACGGTCGCCCTGTTCAACGAGAAGAAGTGCACGGCCTCGCCCCAGGCACCCTCGCTGCCGACTGAGGATGCGTGGCAGGAGCATTTCGAGGTGCTGGGCGCTTCGCCGGCCACCTACAACGTCAAGGTCTTCTTCGAGTCGGTCGCGGCGCAGGCCAACCCGTGCAGCGGCCTCGGGGGGGCGTACTGCTCCTCGCCGAGCTGCTCCGGCACCCTCGATTCGTCGCAGCAGACCGACGAGGACGCCGACGTGACGATCGACTACGTCACGTCCATCTCGTGATGGCCGCCATTACCGATCTCGCACGCCCCGCCGCGATCGACGGCCCGGACGACCCGGAGCTCGCGCGGCTCTGGTCGCTGGCGCTGGCCAAGTACGAGGCGCAGCACGGCGCCCCCCCGGGGAGCCGGGCCGACTGGCGCGAGGTGACGGCGGACTACGGCCGCCTCGTCCGGAAGCCGCGCGGCCCCCTGACGCGGATCATCCAGGAGCGGTGTGAGGAGGCGCCCGGCGGTGACTGACACAAGCGCCCGGCGCCGGTGGCGCCGGCCGTCCTGCCCCGGCTCGTGTGGGAGACGGTGACGGTGGACGAGTTCACGGTGCGTGAGGTGCCCGACGGCGAGCGCTGGTCCACGAGGCCGGGCGATGCCACGGTGGAGACGATCATCGACGAGACGGCGTGGGAGGGGGCCGCGGCCGCCCCCGGGCGCGCGCGCGCCATGCTCGAGGCCTGGCTCGCCGAGGGGGCCTGGGTGCTGGGACTCTACCGGGCAGACCGGCTCATCGGGGTCTTCGATATCGGCCGATTCGTGCCGGCCGACTACCTCGTGCCGCGCCCCGACGCCGTCGGCGACGTGACCGCCGACGCGGGCCCCAGGACCGGACCGGCCCCGCTGCGGCATCTCACGCAGTGGTTCGCCATCCGGCCATCCGAGCGGGGGCAGATGCCCGCCGCCACCTTCAAGGCATTCAGCGATATCTTCATGCGCCGCCTGTGGGATCAGGGGATCCGCGAGCTCCTCACGATCCACGTCCTGACCCTGGCTGAGGGCCGGGCCCACGCGGCCCGCGTCGCCCGCTTCGGGTGGCGCACGCTCAGCCGGACGGGGGCGGTCGA